GGATGTTCAAACCACTATTCGTTACGTTGGGGGCTTAGTGCCCAGGAGGGCCGTCAAGATTGCGGCCGTTTCGGCGGTTACGGGCTATGTTGCCTATGTGGCCGGCCGAAGCTTCTTGGACGCGTATCAACAAGTAGCGCACTATGAGTTCGTGCCTGATGGAAGTCGGGTCGAAATCTTAATGCGCCGCGTCCGAGCAACCGTAAGCGCGCTGCTTGCTGCAATGCGCTTCCAATGGAGGAACAAGTTTGGTCTAACTCCAGTGGATGTGCGAGAGTTGTCACGGGAACTTGAATTTAGTACGGAGCGCAAGAACGACCTGCGCCCACTATTCGTTCCTGGCGGGGAGGCTATTAACATCTTTCCGTGTGGCAGTATACATTCGCATCCGAAATCAGCCGAGTTTCGATCGTCGGCAAACGACTTTTTGGTCAACCTGGTTCGCCAGGCGGGCTATGAGCCGTACGTTATATCGGGATCAAGGCGTGATGACACGCTTGGGTCAAGGTATTTTTACAACGTTAAGGATTTCGGAATGGCCTTTCGCGATGATGCAGTGCCGGAAGGCGCAGCACTCGTGTTTGTTGATGTCGACTACTACGCGGATATGCCTAGATGGATGCATCTATGGAAACCAATTTGCATGTATTCTCTGTACCCAACACAACTTGCTTACAATGGAAAAGAGTTTGCCTACACATTTCGGGGAGGCATGCTCGAGTACAACGTGGCAGGGGGCGCAGAGTACAAGCATCAATTGTGGGATTACAGGGGTGACACCGCCACGTCTATTGACTTTGATGGCAACTTGTTGGTGTACGATGTTGAACAGCGTACAGTAAACGGCGACGAGCAGCACCGATTGATCTGGTTGCTGCCCAAAGCTCGAATCACTGACCCAATGTGGCGCTACGCCGCACTGGGTTGGCGAGAAGGGCTTTTAAGACGCCGAGAGCTTGACGCTGGGGAAGCCCAAGTCCTTTGGGAGCCCATTTCTGACACCATATCGCTGGCTGTTTCTGGTGTGCCTTACTCCGTCGAGATGTCGGGGAAGCTATTCAATTCCATCAAGATCCGAATGGCTAACAAAGAGGCTGCACCGTATGTGTCCGATGTAGAAAGGATGCTCAAGGAAGAAAAACACCCGAACGCAACACGCGATGCTCCGTTTGTATTCTTGAGCCTCGGCAAAGAGATTATTATGAAGAAAGGGATTGTGAAGACCAGTTCTTTCCCTACTCACTATCTAGCCTTGGCCAACGGATCCCTGGCAACTGAGGATCCTAAGAACCCCGGAGCCATTTGCACGACGCCCTTGACTTCCAGCCCGGCCTTGTTTGCCGCTAAGGGAGTCAATGCTGACATTGTTTGCGTTGAAGAGCGATTGAATAAGGTAAAGAACCGTACCGTATTCGGACCACAACATAAGAGATATGCTAACGAATTCGTGCATTTACTGGTACCTGAACACCTGGCTGGTACCGGAGTGCCTTTATCACACGCGGAAGTGCGAGAGCGCCAGGATAAGAAACTGCAGGTTGCGAGATTCGACCGAGTCGCCTCAACCATGTCGCTAGAGGCTAATAACACCATTAAAGCCTTCATTAAAACGGAACCTTACCCATCTGCCAAGCCACCACGCAACATCTCCACGATGAGCACAGAGACGACGATAATATCGTCTTCTTATAGCTTGCCTTTTGCTGACATCTTGAAGCGAGCTCCTTGGTATTGCCCCGGCAAGAAACCAAGGGAAATCATTGCTCGTCTGGATGTTGTGGCGCGCATGGACCCTGAACAAGATCTTGAAGAAGGGGATTATGGCTTTTTGGACGGAACACAAAGTCGCGACCTGGAAGGCGTACATCGGGCAGCCATAAATCGGTGGCTACATGAGAATCACCGAAGCGGATATCACAAGGTGCGCAAGCAGATTTACAAGAACAGTGCGGTAACGACCACCGGCTACCGCTACTATCCTGAATGGTCGGTTCGCAGCGGATCCTCAGTAACATCGCAAGTCGGAACTTTGGACAACGCTTTTGTTGTCTTTTGTGCCCTCCGCGAAATGGGGTACGACGCGAACGAGGCCTGGTCACGCATAGGAGCAATCTTCGGCGATGACAGCGTCAATGCAAACTTCCGCGGGGAGTTTCGGGCTACAGTTGAAAAGGTAGCTAAAGAACTTGGGTTGTTGTACAAATCCAACTTACGTGCACGGGGGGCCCCA